GCATATTTAAAGCTATACAACACATTTGTACTGCACCAGCCTGATGACCCATACTAAATGCTGTTGCCTTACTAGTACCAAAGATTACTCCTAGTTTCTCAAACACTACATGAGTAGTCATAATCTCATTCTTATCTTTGTACTCTTCCAGAAGATCATATAGTGCTTTATAATCAAGTTCTGTTCCTATCATAGGCATAGGAAAAACTTCTAGTGAAGATCTATTACTTGCTTGAATAGCAAGTCCTCCTGATTTTCCTATGTCGATGCCAATTGATATATCACTCATTGTTCTAAGTTTTCTTTAATATTATATAATGCATTCTTGAGTAAAGGATATAACTCCTGTTTTACTTTAAGTAAGCCATATTTTTGTACTGAATCACTCACATCTTTCTCCATATCTAATAATAAAGAAGGGAGCTGATATTGCTCCCTGTACTTTTCCATAGCTATTATTCCAGCCTGGTCATTATCAAACATTACACAGATGTTTTTGTATTTTAACTTAAGTGAGTCTATTACATCTTCTTTAATCATTGTATTCTCACTATCTGGTGCTATTACCTCTAGATTAAATCCCATCTGTTCTATACACATGATATCCTTTAATGAAGATCCTATTAGAAGCCAAGGTTGTTTTAACTCTAGCTGATCCATTCCCTGGATATAACACTTAGATTTTAAGAACTTCTTCTCTTTATTCATTGGTTGATAGATCTTATACAGCTCTCCACTTTGTCTAAAATAGCCATACAAGTGATCTTGTGTTATCTGAAAAGTACTAATATCATTAGTCATAATATAAGACTCCAGAGGAACCACATTAAATCTTTCTAATGTATATGAACCTATTTTATAAGACATCCAGTACTTTTCATCTAGGACATTCCAGGATCTTTTTACAAAACTATCTACTCTGTACTTAGACTGCTCTTTGTACTCAGCTATAGAATATCCTCCAGGATTATGATAGATAAAAGTATTATAGTCATGGAGTATCTTATTCATAGCCTCACCTAGACTAATGTTAAATAACTCAGAAACCAAATGACACCCGTATCCTCCCTTACCTGTGGAGAAGTCATTAAATGAATAGCTATTAGATAGTCTATTAACATTAATATGCATAGAAGGATTACTGTCCTTAGAATTGAATATAGACTTAACAATCACTCCTTGTCCAATAAGTCTCTCATTTAAGTTTAAGTAGTATTCAAATATCCAGGAGCTAGGTACACTCTTAAAAGAACTTACTATTTTAGTAGATATCATAAGTTATAGGATTAGAAAGTAAAAGGGAGAGTTATTAGCTCTCCCTTTATAATTATTACAACTCAAAATCTGTATTCTTCACTTTTGCTGTCTTTACTGGCTCATCACCAAACTTAGTTACTGGAGCAGCTGTACTTGCTGTCTTTACTGGCTCATCACCAAACTTGGTTACTGATGCTGCTGCAGTCTTCTTAGTAATATGCAGTTTCTCATTGAACTTAATTACTCTGCTTTTTTCTTCAGGTACACTAGCTAATTCTATAGCTACTCCTTTAGATGTTGATTTAGGTAAGTTAAGATCATAGTTGGTATATCCTTGACCATTTACATATTCTTTACCAGCTATACATACTCTTAGTGGCTTATTAGCAAAGACTTTATCTGAGTTAAAGTGTTGAAATAACTCTTCAATAGTATCATGCTTACCATCTTGTTTATCTAACCATGTACCATGTCCTAAAGCAGTACATAATTCACCTAAGAACTTCATCATTTCTATATTTCTTTCTATCTTAAGAGCTTCACCTTTTTTAGTCTTGATATCTTTATCTGCATAAGCGTACTGGTTAGCTTTCACTTTACCAACTTGTCCTTTATGTTTTCCCTTACTAGGATCATTCTTATCTATATTAAAACCTTCAAAGCCAGCTCCTAAGTCTGGACCTTCTACATTTAGTACTATATGATATCCACCAGGTACAAAAGTAAATGGTTCTAATCCTACTGATAGAATAGTTACTATCTGAGTTCCTGGTTGGATCTTAGGAGTTCCTCTTCCAGTGCTAGTTGGAATGTTCTTTGTGCTTAATTTAGTTGCCATAATTATATTTAGTGTTTAGTTAGATAGTTTCATATTCTAGAATAGCCTTTCTGACTAATGCTAGATCATTACTTATTTCATTAGATTGAAACATTCCCTTAGGAGACTTACATGTATTTTCACCATTATTCATAGTTTCAAATACATATCTTACACCTGTAGTTTTATCCTTTTTTACCTTACAGAATAAAACTATGGAGAATAAACCTTCTAGAGTTAATGCATTATCAATCATCTTACCTACTGTCTTAGCTTTGAATCTCTTACTTCCTTCTATATCTACTGATTCTTCTACGTGGTTAGTAAAAAACACTATCAAGTCTTCTCTAAGATCTTTAGGTAAAGTTGCTACCTTAGCTAAACTAGCTGCTATCTTATTAAACTTATCATAACCTTTCTCCATTGCCTTATTCATATACTCAAAGGCTGACATATACTGAAAATCATCCAGTATAATATTCTTAATATCAAGTCTTTTTACAGACACATAATTAAGACAACTTACTATTTCTCCAGGATCTGCTGAGTTATAAGTATTACCAGATCTATTTTCACTAGACCAAAGGGAATACTTAGACTTCCAACCCTTAAAAGGAAGAGATTTATTTGCAATATTAATTATAAAGGTTTCTTTAGGATCTAAACTTTCAATACTACTAGACTTTCCAGATCCTGATTCACCAACTATTAAAACTGATTGTGCCATAATTACTTTGGATATTTATACCTAAACTTATATTTATTCTGATATGGAGACTTAACCACACCTCTTAACCTAGTTAATATCATCTGTCTACCTATGTTTTCAAATAAACCCGCTTCTTTAATAGAAGAAAATTCATATAAAGGATTGTCTAGAAGATCTGTAATAAGTATAGGTCTTTTATTAGTCTCACACATTATTTTACATCTCTTAGTATATTCTATAATTGCTTGCTTATTTTGTCTTAATGATTGTGATAACTTATCTATATGTGATTTAGGCTTATTAGAAAGATATAAACACTGTTTCCTTCTTCTGGTCTCATCCCATTTTAAGCCTGCAGTATTGCCAGCTACTTTACAGATATTATATTCAGGTTTGTTTATATCTAAACTCCATTGCTCATCCTGGATAAGAGTCTCTTTAGTAGAGTTACTAAGCACAGAGATATCAAAGTTCTGATAGCCGTATTTATTCCAGGATCTCTGAAGATATTTATTTCTGTGCTTATTAGTTACTAGCTTAGCTAAATGTTGTCTTATTCTTCTTCTAAAGTTTTGTGCTGATCCTATATAACAACTATCATTAATATTATTTGAAATACAGTAAATAACAGGTCTATTATCTAAAGTATCAGATACTATAGAAAGATGATCTTCTGTTATATTACTTAGAGTTCCCATATTAATCAAGTTTAATCATAGGCAGTACTAACTTTTCCTCTAATGGCATCCTTCTGGATATTTAAGTATAGCTTCATTTATAAAAGGTTTAAGACTACAGGGAACCCAGTGATCCATAGCCATCTTATCTAGAGCAGTTAGCTCTGATATAAGGCAGTCCTTAGGTTTTGAGGAATCCTCATCAAACTTTTTAGTTAAAGTATCTTGTGTTTTAGATACTTCATCTTCAAAGTTTATCTTAGTTTGTAGCTTATTTACTGACTTATTACTATATGTAGGATTAACCAATATAAGTTCTTCAATAGGTATTAAATACCATCTAGCAGAAGATCCTTTTTTACATGGGTTATCCTTGTATTCCTCCCAATGACTATTAAAAGGCCATTTATATAAGTTTCTTGGAGAAAGAAGTTTATCATCAAATTCATTCTCAGGTTCTAGAGAGCTAGTAGTACTTTCTATATAAACATCATTTCCTCTAGCATTTTGGATATCCCCTCTATAGAGTCCAACAAATCTCCTTTGTACTCCCTGAGGATCTAACATCTTTTCACCAGTCTTCTCATCTACTGGACAATGAAAAGTCTTAAGTAAGAATACTGGATTCTTAATCCCATGTGAATTAAACCAGGGATCATGCTTTTTTTTAAGTTCTACAGTTATTTTTTTTCTTTCTTCTGATGATATCTTAGTATCATAGTTTTTATTCTCTGACATAATCATATTAATTAGTTTTTACCTCTTTTCTGAGCACAAGGAGGAGTTACTATCTCAGTTATTCTCATCTTTTCAAATTCAGCTTTAAAGAAGCTCATACGTATATCTCCATTACGACACTTTAGAAAGTGGATAACCAGTACATTATCATCCTCTATAATATACTGGTGTGGTCCATAAAACTTTATGTCTTGTAGTGCAGGTCTGTTAATCCCTATAACTAAATCAGCATGATGAAGTAGACAGTCACTACCAAAAATATCAGAGGTTAAAATATAATTACCTCTTTTACCATCCTCATTTCTGTCTGCATTTTCTATGTTTCTATTTAGCTGACTAAGAACTATAAATATAATAGGATATCTCTTCTTTAATGCAGTAAGCGATTTACCTAGATTAGCTAACATCTGCTGATCTGTATTCTCACCTGGACCATGTAAGAATAATAATGTATGGTCAATGGCAATTATAGTATTAGTATAATCTCCATCAGCCTGCATATATTGATGCATATAATCATGAACCATTTCTACAAATTCACTTACTGTACATGGTTCATCTACTACATCTACTGGATATTTATTCTCATTTGATTTTTCTATAGCATAGGTAAGACAGTTATCAAGTACTTCCTTTTCTACAGGAGTAGAAGCACTACATAAATCTTTATATGGTTTACCTACAGCTCCAGAGAATTCCCTGATAGCTGTAACTCTATTAATCATCTCAAATCTAAAGTCTAATACTCTGAAGATACTCTTAGGATTGAGATTAAATGCTTGGTTTATTAACTGATCTTTTAAACAGGTTTTTCCTCCTGCTGGTCTAGCTCCTATTAGGACTAAACTCTGCCATTCTATTCCATCTATACCTGCATCATTAAACTTTTCCCATGGAGTTTTAAGAGAGGTTATATTACCTTTTCTTCTTCCATCTATATAATTTAATGCATCTGTATATGACTCTTTTCTAGATTTCCATTTCTTTTTATTAGGTTGTTCACTCATGTTTTGGGGGAAAGTTTCTCCTGACTATATGATAGCCTGTTGATTTAATCTCATAAGATCTATGGTTATTTTACTTGGGCAAACATAAGATAATTATCTTAAAGAATCAAACAATTTTATACAATCATTTTGATTATTACTTATAAGACATAATCCAATAGAGTTTTCTTGTACATGCCTAACTGAGCAGGCTCTACCAAGAAATATAACATAATGTCCTAATTTAGGTATATCCTTGATTAGTAGTTTATTAACATAAAAAGTACTACCATTTAATCCTAGTTCTATCATACAACCTTCTCTGAAAAATGATGTTCCTCAGGTAGATTTCCAGAGTCAACTATTTCACAGTAGCTAGCTAAGTCAGACTCTTTAGTTCTGTCAGGAAGAGTCTTACAAATAAAGTACTGAGAATTTCTCATAAACATATACTTATCTCTCTCAAACTTAGATACATAGTAATCTGTAGCCTTCAATATAGTCTCCCAGGTATACTCATAATTATTAAAGAACCAGGTAAAACAATCTCTTATTGTCTTCTTACTTACTCTTGCTGCCTTATTTGAAGGTAATATCATAGAAGGAAATATTTCCAGATACTTATCTACATGATCATCATCTATTAGGATATTAACTTTACTGCTAGTTTTTATCATTGATTCTATGTTAGAGAATAGTAAAATACTCTTTGCAGTAAGCTGATCTTTGTCTGTAAGCCAGCCATCACCTTTAAGCTGTCTTAGCTCCAGATGAACATTTATAAGCTTACTATGAGATTTGCTATCTTTTATACATAGTAAAACATAGTACATATTAGGAGTCACTCCTTGTATTAGTAAAGCCTTAAATACTTCATTCATCTATAGTAGAGATTTTAAATACTTCTTTCTCATCATAGCCATGAATATCTACAGACTGATCCTGGATCTCTTCAATTATACATAAGATACCTTCAAGACCTTCTTCTATATTCTTATTTTCGCATATGTTAATAGCATAAATAAGACTATCTCTTTGTTTTTGTAATAATCCAAAGTCTATACTTAGATTATAATTAAGATTCTCAGATGTGCCTGTTTTCATATTTAGTTAGTTCTAGTTTAGTTCTTAGATTCTTGTTCTCTAGTTCCAGGTCTACTGTAGTCTGTTCTAGATAGGTCTGAAATGCATCTACAATTGAAGCTTCATGTTTTACATTTATAAATAGAGATCTTATATCTTCTTTTACTTGTTCTTTAGTCTTCATCTTATTAAGTTAGATTCTTATTATTTGCTGTTTTTAAAGGGTATTTAGTTTTCATATTTGTAAATTTATAATTATTTTGTAGTTTAGCAGAATGAAGTTCATAAAAGATCTTATAGCCTCTCTTAATCATAATGGTAATGGCTTTTCAGTTAAGAAGCTTCTAGCTGTACTCACATTCTTACTTATAGGATATGTTACTATAAAATATACTAATAAGGATAATCTAGTAATGGTACTGGCTGCATTATGTCCTACTTTTGGTGCTCTATTAGGCATATCTACATATCATGAACTCCAGACACAAACCCAGACTCCAGATACAACATCAGTAGACCAAATTGAAAACACTATAGGCAAATGAATCAGACTCAAAAATACCTAGTTTTTGGATTTATAGTAGTAATTCTTACTATAATATCTATGGTTGCAATTACTTACAAACATAATCATCCTCTGTTTCTGACTGAGCCAAATTATAAGCCATATCAAGATTCTATCTTAGCTTTTAAGAATAACATAAAAGTCTTACAGATTAAAGAAGATTCTCTGGCTCATGTAGACAGTACTCTTCAAGTAGTTAAAAACAAGATAACCCAACAATACTATGAAAAAGTTAAGCATATCAGCATTGCTAGTACTCAGCAACTTGATAGTATTATCACAGTCGAACTTAGATAGTTCTAAGACTTATAATTATACTGAGCTAAAAGCCATTGCTCTTAAGCTAGCCCAGGCTGACGAATGTGATAGTACCCTAGCTATTACTGAAAGACAGCTAGCTAATGAAATTAAGATAGTAACTGATAAAAATGACCAGATACTAGATCTTAATGGTATTATTAGAGAGAACAATGATATTCTTAATCTCAAAAACAAGGAACTTAAACAAGTACAACTTAATCTTAAAACTACTACCAAAGCTCTTAATTGGACCAGATTAGGTTGGGGAGCATCAGTACTAGGTATACTAGCAATTATAGTAATAGTCCATTAGTTTAAGGGTTAAACATTGATTATCTGAAAGAGAGGGGTCTGACATAGCCCCTCTTTCTCATCACATCTTCTGAGCTTTTCTTTGGAGTCTAAGAGCCCTTAATGCATCTCTCCAGACATCATTAAAGTTTGTCATATTATCATAGCCTGCTGCACTCTTAGCTCCTCTTAACCAGTCTTCTCTTGCTCCAATATCTTTCTTAAGTCTTACAATATCTTTCTCAGCTGCATATAATCTCTTAGCTAGATCTGCGATTGTTTCTTTACTTATCTCTAGATCTGCAAATGAATTAAAACTAAGAGGAGTCTTAAGCGTACTTTTTTTCTTTACCATTTGATCTGTAGATTATTAGTCCTAAGTAGAATCTCATTAATCTTGGGAAATAATCCCTGGGAATCCCATGTCTTAGCTTTTGCATAAGCTGCTGAAGCTGGATGACTTACTATAATCTTGTGATTATTATCTAATGTGAAGTCCATCCATTCTTGTGAGACTTTGCCAAAATATACATATATCAGACCTGGATTATAGCTACTTAGTATATCTAATAAATAAACCATAAAAGGCTTCCATATATCATAATGAGTACCTGTTTTACCTACTGTAGTAGTTAGAGCTGTATTAAGTAATAATACTCCCTGATTAGCCCAGTGTTTAAGACTAGGATTATACTCATAGGGCTCATTCTTATATACTGTTTCATGTACTTGTTGATATACATACTTAAGAGATGGTTGTAATATACCTGTGTTCTCACAGCACATTGCAAGACCACTAGCTACTCCTAAAGCCGGGTAAGGATCTTGTAATAGGAAGATTACCTTAAGATCTTTATATGGACACTCTGTAAAAGCTTTAAACATGTCTCTTAGAGGAGGAGTAAATCTTCTATCTTCCTGTACTTCGTCTTGTAAGTATTTAATTATCTTATCAAAATCTGTACTAAGTAGAAATCCTTTCAATTTATCTCCCCACTGGCTAGATTTCAATTTCTCATAAAGTTTAGCTTTAATCTCTGCTATATTAATCTCTGTTGTTTCACTCATATTTATTATCTTTGTTTAAATATTAATACTATGCCTGAGACCAACAATATCATACCAGTAGACATTATTGAAGATGGTACTGATGTTACTATCACAGTAACAAATGTACTCTATAAACGCATCCAGGACTTAATCTTTCATGGCTTACCCTTCAAAGACATGAAACATTTCCTGGAAGTCTGCAAGCAAGTACAGGCTAATGATGTAAAGACTGATCCTTTAGCAAGACATCTGGAAACTTGTCTTATGATATCAGCCAGCTTTGAACAGGCTGCCAAAGCTCAAGGAAAGATAAGTAAGAAAGCCTACGATACAGTTAATAAGAAAGTTGTTGAATCAACTTAAAAACTATGAATATTGGATCCTATAAAATCTCCAATTTGTTCAGCACATCTTATAGCTTCTGAGAGTTCTTCTTTAGAACATTTTCCAAAGGACTTAAAGTTACCATCTACCATAAGTCCTGCTTTTCTTTTCACTTCTAATTTCATACCTTCAAACTCAGTACCACTATCTAGTGCTAGTTGTCTTATACATGCATGTAACTTAGATAGCTGAGCATATGAATGATCATCTATCTGGATCTGGAATGTTACTTCTACTTTCTCACCTTCTTTAATAGAGCTAACAAAAGTGTTCTCTCTAATCTTATCAATGTCTGCTACAGGAAATAGTTTATCTCCCTGTTTCTGGTACAATACTGTACATGGTAATTGTAAAGGCATTTTATTTCTTCATTAGTTTAACAAAATCTAGGTATGGAGTATTTATAACAAACGTCTCTCCATTCTTAAGATAGATAAGAGTAGTCTCTCCTAGAGTCTCATCTGACTCATCCAGAAAGCTTTCTCTAAATACAGAAACATCATCTAGGTTAACACTTATTTTAGCCTGTATAACACTATCTGGTATACCCATTTTCTCTTGTTTACCATCAGTAAGATCTATTTCAAACTCTTCTATTCTCATATACTGGTCTTTTGTTCTGGTGCGATTGGTATTTTAGTAAACTTACCCATCTTTACATCTGGTATTCCAGATAGTAAAGCAAGTACTTTATCTTTCTCAGTTTTAGTTATCATCTCTAGTTTAAGCTCTAGAGTATACATAAA